ACAACGGAGTTCTTGGTGTAAAAGAAATTCGTGACATCTGGACTGGCCTTGGACTTGATGCAAAAGCGATTTCCGACAAACAAGTTGCAATGTCGCTTATTGCACAGTCGCAGTTTGAATTCAGTCAGTTGGCAAAGGGTCAAGGAACGATTTCTGATCAAGAGCGCAAGCTGTTTGCGGCGATGGGAACTGACATCTCTGACAGGCCAGAGACGGTTCTTCGCAAGATGCAAATGCTTGAGAGGAGAGCGCAGTTTGATCGAGAGGTTTCCAAAATGGCGCGGGATGCTCGCAAAAAAGGCGTTTCCTTTGACGACATGAAGGACACAGACACTTACCGCACAGCCCAACAAGCATATGAGTCTGACTTGATTAAGGCCGTCACTGGGTCTGGCAGGAACGTGTCTGGGGCGCGTTCTCAAGCCCCTGGCGCCGCTCCTGGCGCGGCTCCTAGAGCGGCTCAAGGCTCGCAGGGAAGGAATCCTGCTGCTGATCGAATCCGTAGAGATGTGGGGATCGCACAATGAACGATATGCCTTGGCTTGATGGCCTGACTGAACAGCAGACGCACCTTGCTGACATGATTGTTCACAAGGCCAAGAAGGAGGGAGTTGACCCCAGGCTCGCTCTCGCCTTGGCGTTTCGTGAAAGCTCACTCAAGCACGGCAATTTTGAGAAAGACGACAAGGGCAATCTTGTTTTCAAGCCTTTGACGGGTACATCTGGTGAAGTCGGGGTGATGCAAGTTACCCCTGGTGCAGCGAAGTTTCACGGGTTCAAGCCTGAAGATTTGAACAATCTTGAGAGGAACATGGAGATCGGGCTAAAAGTGCTGAAGTCGCACTTGGGCAAGTTCAACGATCCCGTGATGGCTGCCGCGGCATACAACGCTGGCCCCAATCATCCTTATTTTAAAGACCCTGACAACAATCCTCTTCCCGAATCCACGAAACAATATTTGAGAGACATCTCTGGATATGGTGGGTTTGCTGCTCCAGTGCCTGAAGCTGAAGAGTCCGGTGAGCCTGGAGCGGAGCCACTTACCCTGTCAGAAGACATCGGTGGCGATGAACAGCCCCCAGGACTGAAAGAGCAGTTCAAGGAGCAAATACCTGGGCTTGTGGGTGCTGGCGCTGGTGCTGCAACTGGGGTCACGCTAGCTACTGGGAAGAAAGCCTTGCGGGGGATGGACTTGTTCGCTGACTTCATGCGAAGCCGCGTGGGTGCTGGCCCTGTTCAACTTTCTGGTGTCGATATTCCGACACCCGGTATGCCTGGGACTGCGGCTGACACTTCCGGCACGAAATGGATGCGTAATTGGGCTGGCGTTGACAGGCAGATACAAGGCGGCGTCCCAGAAGCCAGTGCTGCTTACCAGCGAAGCAAGGGCCAAGGAAAAGTCACAGGCAGCATAAGCAAGAGGTTTGGCCCAGCAGCGCTTCAGCCCGGTGGCTTGTCAATTCAAGGTCAGGCTGCTTTCCCTGCTCCTCCGGCCCCACCAGCCACAAGTCTGCTCGACGATGCTGTTTCAAAGCTCGGACAGATCGCCAGGGGCGGCATGAGAGTGCTTGGCTCTCAGCCTGTTGCTGGCGCTTTGGGCGGCTATGGGGCCGCCATGAGCGGCGTAGAGGCATTCCAGAGGGAGAAGCAAGGAGACCGCCCTGGCGCGATTTTGTCGGGCATAGGAACTCTTGGCGCACTGAGCGCCATTCCCACCCCTCCTACGGTTGCAGCGGGCATGGCGGCATCGGTCATTTCTCCCCTGTCACTGATGATGTTGGACAAGTACCGCAAGATCAAAGCAGAGCCACAGCCTGCACCGGCAACCCCGCAAGAGATGTATCAGGCCCAGCAACCAGCGTTCACGGCTCAACGGCCCTGATATGATTGCCCATAGCTCTTGCAGTTGCCACTTTCTCAAGAGCATTGCCCCGGCCCTTGCGCCGGGGTTTTTTTATGCGTGACCACCAACATCACTGAGCAAAAGCATGGTTCTTTGCCCGGTTTCGTTGAAATGGTCAATTGCGGTGTTGTACCCAGACTCCCAGATCAACTGTAAAAGTTTTGCTTTCTCAGTCTCGTCTGTGCGCCAGCCTTGGTCATAAAGATTTGCATAATTCAGGATGTCGCCCTTGTTCCAATGCAACTCTCCATCATCACCTATTTTTAACAGGATCATGATTTTCTCCCTTATGAGGAGTTAAAGGAACCCCGATTGTCGTGCAGCGTCAACGTATTCGTCAACCGAGTTTAAGGACTTCCTGTCTGCAACCCAATCGTTTTTCCTTGCCAGTATTTCCCGAAGCTCATGATATCTGCGGGCGTCATCCTGCATTGTTCTGAGCATATCGAGAAATACTGGAAGTTGAGATTCAGTCCATCCAGGGCCAAAGAGTCCATCAATGAACTGATTCGGAGTCATCCAAATTGCCTTTTTTCTTCTAGTGCTTTTGCAACGTGGGTGTTGAGTGATCTGACAAACTTAATGCACTCAGCGCGTTCTTGCTTTGCAATTTCTGGGGCAATTGCCTCGGCAAATGCGTTTGCAAGTTTGACTAGGTCTTCAATGAGGAAGTCATATTTGCCTTCCAAATGTGTTTTGTGAAAAACCTCAGTTGCCTTTTTTTCATCGAACATAAATCACCTGTGTTGATTTTTGATTTGCCAGAACCGAAGCAGGCTCTGGAACATTTCCCAGCCCCGTGCGAGATCATCCTGAGACCATTCCTTTATGATCACCAGCCCAGGCTTGGTTGCGGAGACGAACACATTGGCGCAGACAGCATTGGGTATGTCTAGTCCTACACGGTATGCAGCAAGCTGCATCATGTTTTCATCGTATGCATCGACCTTTGTCGGGTCTGTGAACTCTTTGGATTTGATGTCTAGCACCAGCCCAGTGTCTTTGTACTTTCGAGTGTGAAGATCAACCTTCCCACCGAACCCCAACTCATGAGCAAAGGCCTTTTCTGGCTCGAACCGGATAACGTCATAGACCTTCTCGATCTCGTTGTAGACGCCGACTTGATACTCGGCCATCTCAGCGAGCATGACGCCGTTGTAGAAGGACTCTACGGCCTCATGGATACGGGTTCCCCGCTCCGCGGCTTTCTTGCCTTGCTCTTTAGAGTCCACCACGACTCGGTCGATGAACGATTTCTCGTCCTCACCCTGAGCGCGTGGCAGAGTCATGGCGGCTAAAAGCAGTTGTTCCTGCTTCCAACGCTCTAAACCGGGCTTGGCGGCGACATTCAAGATGGTGGTGACCGATGGCACCAGATTCATCTTGCGTGCGTCTGCGAGGGTTGTAGCCCTCTCGTTGCCGTTCTTGGCGGTGACGGTGTACTGTGGGGTTCCGTCACGCTGATACCAATGCAATGACTCCGACGCCCTAGCCACGATTGTTGTCATACAGGCACTCCAGAGATTTCTGCTTTTGCTGCCTTGGCATTCTCGTGGCGTTTTTTGAGCGCAGCGCGGATAGCGTTTTTGTGCTTTTCAGTCATTACTCGTTTTGGTTTTTCAGAGATGGGTTTACCCTCCAACTCAATGACCCTGACCTCAAGGGCTTGAATCATGTTGAGAATTTTTGCTTTTTCAGCGGTAGAAATGAACATGGTTTTCCTCGTTTAAGTTAGAACGGAGCGTCTTCAAAATCATCGAACCCGGTTTCATTGGGCGCGGTTTTGGCGCCTTTTGAGCGCCACTCAGGGCTTGCCTGAATCGTTTGCTTGAGGTAATCCGAGAACGTCTCAAAGAGTTCCATGTCGGGATTACTGACAACAAAAATCGCACAGGGGTTGAAGCCTTTGGGTAGACCGCTTTGCTTTACAACCCTTGGAACGGGCGTGACCCCGATGATGTTGGCAAAAACCCCGCCCTTTTGCCTGGGCTTGTGCTGCACATTGATCATGCACCACTGATCGAGGATGTTTTTAAGCTCAAAGCGGCGCTGTTCTTCAGCACTGAAGGGTTTGCCTCTCCAAGACTCCAAATCCTTGCGTAGATTGGCCTTCTCGCCCCATGACAAGGTGTAGTCCTTGGTGATGACCATAGGCTCTCCTTTGTCAGTGACCAAGGGCTTGTTTTTTTCATCTTCACCGTGGACTTCCCACACAAATTTGACCTTGTGCAGATGGTTGATCTTGCCCTCAAACTCAGATTTCTGAGTGCCAAGATCAATGATTCGATACAGGCGGGCCAGATGCACCCCAGGTGGGACGGGGGTGAACGATCCACCGCCAGTGTTTTCAACTACAAGACTCATGTTTTGCTCCAAAAATTTCGTTAAACGCTTTTGAAAATGCGTCGGTATCTGTTGTGAAAGGGTCGGGAAGTTTTGCTCTCTTCAATTCATCTTGGATTCTCCATTTCTCATATTCAGCTTGTGCTTGAGGATCGTTGAGCCACTGTTCGTACTCTTCAGTCATTCCAGTCTCCAAAGAAGATTGCAATGCCTGCTTCACGGGGGATGGACATACCGTGGGCCACGGTGTTGTTGACATCAATGGCTTCGTTCAAGCCCTGACCGATGCCAACAAAAAAGTGCAGGCGCTCCAGCACGGGTTCGAGGAGCATGACGAAGACCAAGCGGCCATTGGGCTGCTCATCGAACAGGGCGTCTTTGTAAACAATTTCTTCCATCATGGTCTCCACACAAGGATGTCAAGCGCCACCACGATCAGCGCCAAAAGAAAAACGATGCGTTCAATTTTTTCTGATGTACTCATAATCAAAACGGTGCCTCCGGTGCTTCTTCTTGCTGCTTGCGTTTGAGTGCCTGCTGGTACTCTCGCTCTTGTTTTTTTGTCCAAGGGATGGGGCCGCCAGGGGGAGGGAAGGGCCAACTCATGACTGCACCACCAATGCAACGACAACGAAAATCATCACCAAGATCGCCAGATAGATGACGAAGTAGATGACATGGGACATCGAAGGGCTGGGCTTGATGCCGAGCAGAACGCACTGCCAATACTCTTCGTCTGAAGACATATAGCTGCGCTGCTGGGGGGTGTACAGGCTGCCGATTTGCAGGCCGGACTTCGTGGTGTAAGGCACATTTTTGCTGTGCCCATCCTGTGCAAGTTCAATCATATCGTTCCTTTCGTGAGCGCACTGTCGGCGCAATCGGATTACAGCACAACTTTAACAGCCAGTGCAAGAAAATTTTGTGCTTGTTGTTTTTTAACACTGTGCTATATTCGGTGTGTTGGGAAAGCGCGTCCAACGAGTCGTTGTTCTAGGCGGCGCAGGATGATCTCTGGGAAGTCAGACGCAGCAAGTACCAACGCCAACACGCATGGGGATTGGGACGGCATCGAGCCGGTAAGTGGTTTGCGCAAACCCGCCGCCCAGTCCCCAGCCGTGTTGGGTGTCAAGCCAGCATTCGAGGATGTTGACGCAGATCGTTTTCTGGCTTTCTGATCTGCCTTGTTGAAGACCAAATCGAACTCAACAACCGACAAGGATGATGAATGATTGACTATGCCCGCCCAACGATGATGGCCGAGAATGCACTCAAAGACCTCCACAAAGCGATGCTCAACCGCCGCTATGAGGAGGCTCTAGAAGCTGGATTCCTAGCGATTGCAGAGGCCAAGATGGCTATCCATGCAATCCGTCACACCATTGAAGAGGAAGCCAAGAATGACGCTCGCTGAATATTTCGCCACAGAGCCGCGGGGGGCAAAGCACGAGATGGCCGATTACTTGGGCATCACCGACACCTACATCTCGCTGCTGATCCACGGCAAGCGCCGCCCCTCTGGCCCGATGGCCCTGAGCATTGAGAGGGCAACCCAGGGTCTGGTGACCCGCACCGAATTGCGCCCTGACCTGTACCCTGTTGACATGGAGAAACAGGCGGCATAAACTGTTTTGAAACCCGGCTAGAGAGGAAGTCATGAGCCTCTCGAAAAGCGACACCCCCCGCCTGCCGTGCGTTTCTTTCTGGGGGAGCAAAAAAGGGGGTGCAGAGATGCACTATTTTCAGTTCCATATTGGCGACTATCGAGCCGCCACCGCTCATCTGAGCAACGAGGAAGACCTTGCCTACAGGCGTCTCCTCGATATGTACTACGACACCGAGCAGCCAATCCCAGCGGATACCCAGTGGGTTGCCAGACGCATCCGACTGCCGGAAATCGTCATCAAAACAGTGCTTCAGGATATGTTTGTTGAGGCCGAAAATGGCTCATGGACGAACGAACGAGCAGACAAGCTGATCGCTCAATACAAAGCTCTTGAAGAGCGAAATAGGAACAATGGTTCTAAAGGTGGTAGGCCCAAAAAACCCACTGGGTTGCCAGAGGATTCCCAGCAGGAACCGACTGGAAAGGCAACCAATAACCAAGAACCAATAACCATAAACCAAGAACCATCTTTATCAGTACCTAACGGTACTGATCGTCCGTCTGACGACGAACCTTTGAAAGAGCAGAAGTTTCCAGGGTGCAACCACAAGGCAGTTCTGAGCCTGTACCACAGCACCTTGCCAAACCTTCCGGCCATTGAAGTCTGGAACGACCTTCGCTCTGGACTGCTACGTCAGCGTTGGCGCGAGGTCTGTCAAGACCTTGCCAAGCAAGGGCCGGTTACCGAGGAGAAGGCTCTTGATTGGTGGCAAAAATTTTTTGAGTTTGTTGGAAAGTCCGATTTCCTGACTGGCAAAACGATGTCGAAGGATAAGCGCCCGTTCTTGGCTGACCTTGAGTGGGTCATCCGTCCAGCAAATTTTGCAAAAGTCGTCGAAGGCAAATATCACAGGAGTTGATCATGGGATTGAGCAATTTTTCAAACAAAGTCAGTGACTTTACCGTCAGCACCGATCCGGTTTTTAAGTGCCGTGATTGCCACGCAACAGCAACCCGAGAGGAAATGTCAAATTACGGCTGCCGTTGCGTTCGTTGCTACGAAAGCTGGTGCAGACAAGCTCCTGCTTACATCCCGAAGAAGGACTACGGGACAGACCCGAAGGGCTGGGCCAAGCGCATCATTGACAAGCACAACGATGGTCAAGGCGTCTCACCGATTGCCCTGAAGTTTGCCCAAGAAGCCCTGGGGAGCAGGCATGGAGTATGAAGAGGCAAAAAAAATCCTCGACCAAGTCCGTTGCGGTGAGGGCGGTGATGTTGGAGCGGCCACCATCGACTGTGCCCTCTATCTCACCGGAGACCTTGAACTTCATGAGGGAGAGCGAGGCGCGGGAATGGATAGCGAGGTATCGCAAGAAGACTGGAGAGGTCGGTGCCGCAGCCGCTCGATCTTGGTGGGAACGAACGAAAGAAGGAATCTCCAAAGTCCGTGGCGAAGAGGCTTTGCGTTCCCTCTTGAAGATGATGGAGCAAGAGCGTGCTAAAAGTCGAGCTTGACTTTCCTGCGCCGGAGTTGTTCCCCAATCGCTCGAAGGGCAAGCATTGGGCAACGCTTCACAAGCACAAGACCGCGGCCAGGGACGCTGGGTTCATGAAGACCATCCGTCTTGGGCCGCCGCCGACATTCATAACAGCCGAGCTTTATCTGATCATCACGTTCGAGATGCCCGACAAGAGGCATAGGGATGTAGACAACTGCCTTGCCGCGGCTAAGTCGGCTCTTGACGGCGTGGCAATCGCACTGAGGGTTGATGACAGCAGGTTCAACCCGCTGATAATTTTTCGCAAGCCTGGGCAAAAGCCCGGAAAGATGATCGTAGAAATCAAGGAGGCAGTATGACCGCATCAAAGTACATCCGCAACAGCGCGATCCATCGAACTCTCGAAGCGATATGTATGTCGCCATACACCGATGTGGAACTCAAGCCCAAGATCACGCGAGAGTCTTTGGGGCGATTCATTGAGTCGTGCATCACGCCCTTGCTGGCAGACAAGTTCATCATCAGGCGCAACGGTTTTTACGAAAGCACAGAAGCTGGACGCAATCGGCTTGAGTACCTGGGGCCATCGAAAAAACAAATCCCTCACCGCAAGCCCAGCACTTGGATGGAGCGGTCGATGTATGACGGAGTCGAGTTAAAGGCCAAGGCAGTGCGCCCTGGCGCTGATGATCACGAGCAGTGCCCCAGCCTTGTTGGCAAAACCCGCAAGTGGCGAGATGGCCGCGAGGAGACGATCAATGTCTGAAAAGCTCATCGACCCCCAGGCCGCGGTGGACTACATGATCGCCAAGAGCGGCGATTACGCTGAAGCGGAGGCCTACAAAATCTACATGGAGGAGATGCGTAAGACCATCAAGGCCGAAGAGATGAAGGCAGCGGAGTCTCGCGGCAATGGCGAATACAAGACCGCCGCGATGCAGGAAAGGGAGGCATACGCCAGCCCCCGCTACAAAACCCATCTGGAAGCCCTTAAACAAGCCGTAGAGCGCCGCGAGAGGCTCAGGTGGATGCTGATAGCCGCCCAGGCCCGAATCGAGGTCTGGCGGTCTCAGGAGGCCAGCAATCGGAACATCGAGCGGGCTACGCTGTGAACAACAGCCTGACCAAGACCGAGCGGGAATACGTCCAGATGGTCAAGGAGTTGCCCTGCTCGGTCTGCGATGAACCCGGCCCGAGCGATGCCCACCATGTCAAGCAGCACCGGCAGTACACCGTGGTGGCGCTGTGCAAGTCCTGCCACCAGGGTGCGCTGATGGGCTGGCACGGGCAGAAGCGTATGTGGTCGCTCAAAAAGATGGATGAGATCGACGCCCTGAACGTCACCGTCCAGCGTCTTTTTGCCAATACTAGGGTAAGCACCTAGAAAATAATTGAAAAAAGTTGTTGATGGGCCTTTAACGGTGTTAAGATTCGCCTACGGTCAACGAGACCGGAACGGTAACCCAAAGGAGTCCCATCATGAACGTAAACGATATCGCCCTGACCCAGATCGACGAACTGGGCCTGCTGCTGGCTCAGATCGCAGAGTTGACCGCCAAGGCTGACAAGATCAAGGACAGCATCAAGGATGCTGCCACTGCCGGTGGCCCCTCTGTCGTCGAGGGCAACCTCTTCAAAGCCACCGTGGTCGAGGCCAACCGCAAGGTTGTTGACTGGAAGGCCATCGCCAAGGTCTGCAACATTCCCGAGAGCGTGATCGCTGACAACACCAGCATCACCGCCGTCTTCTCCGTCAAGACCGCTGCCCGCTGATCAGGAGGCCACGATGAAAAAGCAAAGCACCAATGCAATCGTGGCCTACGGGCCTGATGGCAAACAGCGCACGGTTGTCGAGTTGACCGACAAGGAGTATGCAGAGCTTGAGAGGGCCATGCAGTGGCCTGAAGACCTAGAGGCATACGACAGGCTCAACGCCCCCATCCGTGCCACGCTGGAAGGCTGGATCATTTAATTCAACGGGGGCTTCGCCCCCCCCCACAGGAGAACATCATGCAATACGCAAATATGTACAGCTACAGTGACGTTGAGCCGTTCGAGGTGGTTCGGGTGATCAGCGACAAGACCCTGGAAGTTCGAGCTATGGACTCCGAGCGCGATGAGTCCGTCAAGCTGGAGTTCCACGTTGGCGGCTTTGCTGCCCACTGCTCGAATCAGCGCGATCAGAAGTGGTTCATCACCAGCAACCCTGAGAACCGGGTGATCCGCATTCGCTTGGGCAAGAAGGGCTGGAAAGACAAGCATGGGCGCAAGTTCGGCCTGTCTGACAAACCCTTCCGGTTCTACGACTACAACTTCTGAGAGGCGGGGCTACGGCCCCATCTTAGGGAAACCCCTTAGAAAATAATTGAAAAAAGATGTTGACCATCATCAAACTCAGTTAAGATAGCGTCACTGCAATACGCAGGAACGATACAGGAGCGAATCATGAAAAACATCACCTACATCACAGAACAGTGCGGCGCACGCTGGTTGGTTTCCTCTACTGGCGTCGAGGGCGACCGGGCCTTCTGGGTTCTCAATGTTGGCGGCAAGTCGGTTGCCAAGCCTTCCATCGTGGGGTTCTACGCATCCAGCGTTAATGCGGCTGCTGCCGCTTTGAGCAACTGAGGAGACCATCATGGCCGCACACATCGAAAACTATGACGCATACGACCGCGCAGTCAAGCGCAACATCCTTGCCAACGCTCACAAGACTTTTGAGCGCACCTACGAGGACGCAGAAGACATCTTGGACGCCATTAGAGTCGGTCGGGTTTATGACGATCAAGGCAACGTCAGCTTCATTGCCCGTTACACCGACGATTTCATGGGTTCTATGGCGAGGGCGTATGACACTTTCGGCAAACTCACGCCCAACCAAGTCGCCGCCGTTCGCAAGTGCATCGCCCAGCGTGCCGCCCGCCGCGCTGAGTGGGCTGACAAGCAGGCCGCTCTGAACGCCAGCCGCCAGCACCTGGGCGCTGTGGGCCAGAAGGTGACCCTCACCCTCACTGTCGTTCACATCGTCGTGCTGGACGGCGCTTACGGCACAAACTACATCCACATCTGCGAGGACGCAGACCAGAACGTGGTGATCTACAAGGGCAAGGCCATCGACTTCCCCCTCAAGGGCGAGACGGCTACCGTCACCGCGGTGGTCAAGGAGCATGGCGTGCGTGAGGGCGTCAAGCAGACCGTCATTCAGCGCCCCAAGGTTCTCCAGGCGGCATAAGAGGAATGCCCCACTAAAACGTGGGGCTTCTTTAACAAAGTGTTTGACCTTTAAAATTTAACGCAGTTAGAATAGACAGCACTGCAACAAGCAGGAACGATACAAGGAGATTCAAATGTACGAGTTTTACACCAAGTTTTACAGCGACGAAGGCGATGAGATTCGCTACCGTCCCACTGCCGACTACGCCAGTGATCTGGCGCATGATCGTCTGGCCTTTTGCTCTTCTTGCACCCAAACGCATGACGACATCGGCCCGAACTTCGCACACGCCTACTGCTTGGACTGCAAGCAGCACACGGTTTTTGGTCACCTTCACTTCGACAAAATCATTTAAGGAGCGCATCATGGAATCCATTCATGTCAAAGCAAAAAACTGGTCAAACATCTTTGTTGAAAGCGTAGAAGATGATGATGGCAAGCAAGAAGTTTTCTTGTCTGTCCACATCGTGGGCAGTCATTGCTCTACTCGTATGACCAGGGAGCAGGCGGTCAATCTGGTCGAAGCTCTTCAAGCTGTGCTGGCTCATGAACAAGTCGTTTGACGAGCGCAAGCGGGACTTCTGGGAGTGGCACAAAGCCAACCCAGGAGTCTGGCAGTACTTCGAGCGGTTCTCCCTGGAGGCTGTCTCTAAGGGCCGAAAACAAATCAGTCACTGGCTGATCATCAACCGCATCCGTTGGGAAGTGAACATCATGACCACTGGCGGCGACTTCAAGATCAGCAACGATCATATCGCTTTCTATGCCCGCTTGTGGAGAGCGCGATACCCGCAGCACAAAGACCTTTTCACCATCAAACGCATGATTGGAGAGCCTGAATGAAAGAGCCGTTGGATTATTTGAGAAAGGCCGTGCCATTTTTGTCGCAACTACACAAGAAACTGGAGGCCAAGCAGCCAGAGTACGTTGCTCATGCTCGTGATGTGGTGCAGGCTGCTCGCAGGGCCGTGAAGTTTGTCATGCCACCAAATGGGCAAATTTTTGACACCAAGCTCGATGGGCTGCCGGACATCGTCAAGCTACCATTTGATTTCATCATCATTGAGTATGAGTGCCCGAACGACGGCGGCCTTGCGACAAAGGTATTTGGTGAGGAGTCAACGCAGCCAGCCAGAAAGCGCATTGTTTATGCAGAGCAGCAAGAGGGAAGGATCATTGTTGCCTCTATCGTTGCCTTTCAAGATCGTGGCGTGGACTTTTGGCAGGTGCAGCCGTACTTTGCTTGTTTGATCCCAAAAGAAGATTTGCCTTCAGAAGCAGTCGTTAACGATATGCCAGGAGTGGGCGGCAAAGTGGTTGATCAAGTTCGGGTGCAGTTCGTAGACATGGGGGGAGCCGCAGAGCAATATTTTGGCGAAGATTGGGAGCGCCACGCCTATGTTGACATGGCCGACGAGACAGGCGCGGTTTTGTCTTTGCTGGAGGCGCTGACTTGCAAAAACGTGGGGATAGAGTCGTTGCCCGTCAAAAAGAATAAAGGCGCTCAAGCGCGAGGCGCTTTGCCTTATGACGAGTATTACACCTTGATCGTCAACAGTAAAACCCGCTCGCAAGATGATTTGAACGGTACACATCGATCTCCAAGGGAGCATTTGCGCCGAGGGCACATTAGGCGCTTGCCAAGCGGCAATGTTTGGGTCAACTCGACCATCGTTAATGCCGGACACCACGGCAAGGTTCACAAAATGTATGAGGTTGCAACATGAAAATTGATAAAGATATACCAATTCCAAACAAGTGGCCGTTCGCAGAGATGAAGCCCGGCGACAGCTTTGCGATACCAGAGGGATTTCAACGCCAGTCTGTGGCTGTGGCTGCCATGCGCTACGGCAAAAAACACAAGATGAAGTTTTCGACAAGGAAGATGCCAGACAACACTTATAGATGCTGGAGGACAGAATGAACATCGGAGACATTGTTCAGGTCAATCCTGAAAAAGAAATGTTCGGCGCTTGCCTAGTGGTGGTCACTGAGGTCAAGTCCTGGGGTATCCAGGGCTACGTTCAAAACGCTGGTGTAGCTGGTCAGGCTTACATCCGTCTGAAGAACGAAGATTTCGAGCATACAGGCGGCACTGCTGTGTGGATTGCTGGGAGTGGAGAATGACTGAACAACAAAAGCTTGTGCTTCTAGTTGACTTGTACAAGGCGAATATAGCGGTGGCTCAGGCCATGATGTACGCAATAAGCACTTTCAACAAAAAAGATGACGAGTGGGTTTGGTACGCCCTGTTTTCGTGGTGCAGCTACAAGGACATCCGGGATGACCAATGGGCAAAGTTCGAACATCACTATCTCGATGCGATGTTACTGAAGGAGGGTGTGAGCTATGACTACGTTGATTGAAGCAGCAAAGCTGGCGCTGGAGGCGCTGGAAGAATGGGAGAAGTCGATGTCTAAAGGCGCGTTGGAAGCGCACCGAATTTTAAGAACCGCCATTGAGGCGGCTAAGAGGCAGGAGCCTGTGGCGTGGGCCGTGTTTGAGGGGTGGAACGCGCATGACCTGTACCTGCCTCAAGAGTACGACGAGGTTCTGAAGATGGCGGGATACAAAGGCGATCACGCTGAAGTTAAGCCACTCTACACCCACCCATCAGCAGCACAGCGCCAGCCGCTGACGGAGGATCGGATCGGCCAGATCATCGAGCAGTGCAAAATCACTTTGGTCAACTATTGCAGTGGCGAAAAGCAAACCGAGTTTGCCCGCGCCATCGAAGCAGCGCACGGCATCAAGGAGACAAACACATGACCCGCGACGACATTATTGCAATGGCGCGGCAGGCTGGGTGTATTCCGGTGCGCCACCCTGAGTACGACAACGATGTGCAGGTTTTTGCTACGCCTGACGAGCTTGAACGCTTCGCCTCGCTTATCGCTGACGCAGAGGCAAAAAGAATGCACGCCGAAGGCATGGTGACTGTTGGTCATATGCGCCAGCAGATCGCAGCCGAGCGCAACAAAGTGGCTTCATGGATGATGGCTCAGGGTTACGCCACCGGCCACGGTGACACGGTTGAAGACCTGCTCAGGGAATTGGAGTGGCAAGTCGCAGACCGCTGCGCTGAGATTGCATACGAAGCCGAGCCGTGGCATTCTGCTGATCTGATCCGTGAAGCATTTGGAGTGAAAAAATGAAATTCAGAAAGAAGCCAGTGGTCATTGAGGCCACGCAGTGGTTCAAGCTGGGCGATCACCCGATGGTTCATAAGCCAACAGCCTCGGTACATACAGAATGGGAGAGGCGACAGGGACTTCCAGAAGGGTCGATTGGAGAAATCAAAACTCTTGAAGGCTATCTATTGGTCACACCCGGCGACTGGATCATCACCGGAGTCAAGGGCGAGCATTACCCGTGCAAGCCTGACATCTTTGAAGCCACCTACGAACCCGTCAACGAAAGCACCGCACGCTACGAGGCTTATGGTCTCATGGGTGGCGATGAGTTTGTCAGCGGGCATAGCATGAAACGAAACCTACTAGGGCCAAGCTAATGACACCAACAGCACATCTGCGTTTTGTTGAGCGCATCGAAATCATCAACAACAACCCTGAGACGGGCGTGTCCACCGGGCGCACCGTCAAGGTGCTTCAGCAGTTTTTTGAGACCCCTCAAGGCAAAGATGTAATGGGGGATATGTTCGTGCAAATTTACGGCAAGTGGATTGACATCCCTCTTGTCAAAGGAGATTGAATGAGTCTCGCCGTAAAAAAACCCATGAAAATAGCAGGATCACCCATCACTTGCCCTCCTTGCAATCACAATTGCAACCAAGGTCGAGAATGCTCTGCGAGGAAGAAATGAACAACTGGGGAATGGCAGCAGTCATCGCATGGATCATCATCTGCTGCTATTTCTTCGCAGAGATTTTGATCTGGGGGTCAAACATTCTGTCCCTGCACAGCAAATAAAAGTCATCACAATTTGACTGCAATCAGGGGAAGCGGCTAAACTAGCCGTTAAAGGAGCCGTTTAACTCATGGACTCACCAACCCCCAAGCCTCGCAAGAAACCCCGCCAAAACGCCGAAAAAGGGGCTTCGCAAGCCATTCTTGAGGCATCCCCACAACCAGAAATCGCGCCGCCAAAGAAAAAGACAGGAAGACCATCCAAGTACACCACAGAAATAGCTCAAGAGATGTGCAAGATGCTCGCTGATGGCATCCCCCTCAGAGAGATATGCAGAAGAGATGGCTTCCCCGCTTGGCAAACAGTCTATGACTGGATGTATCAAGATGATGCTCGTGGAGAAGCGGGAGTCGGTCTTTCCGGAGCCATCGCCAAGGCGCGGGAGATTGGGCAGGACGCCATAGCCGAACAGATATGGATTGAGGTCAATCAAGAGCCAGAACGCATCCTCACAGAAGGTGGCGGCAAGATTGATCCCGGTTATGTTCAGTGGCAAAGGGTAAAAGCCGAGATTGGATTGAAACTTTTAGCAAAATGGAATCCAAAGCGTTACGGTGACAAGGTTCAGCTTGGTGGCGACCCGGGAAATCCGATACAAGCGCAAGTCGATGTAAGCATTTTTGATACATTGGTTCAGACGCTGGAGGCCCGCCGACAGGACAAAGCCAATGGCTGATCCGCTGGTTGAGCTACTGTCAGACCCGAAAACCCGCCAGAAATACGCCAAGCTCCCCCAGGAACAGAGGGACGCCTTCGCCTGGAGGACAAAGTGGCTGGCGACGGCTCATGATCACCAGATTCTCCCGCCTGGGGACTGGTGGACGATCTGGCTGCTGCTGGCAGGCCGCGGCGCCGGGAAGACCCGGACATCC